ATTAAATACTTTAAAGTTTTTCTTGATAGAAACCTACCTTTCTTATCTCTTGGTGCTATTTTTCTTTTTATTACCCATTGGTCAAATACTCTTGTTGGTGGTCTTTTATTTGTGTACTTAAAAGGTGATTTTGCACTTTGTGAATAAACAGACTTTGAACCTTTAACACCTTGATCGTGAAAAGTACCATAGTCCTCCATTAGAAACTTTACTAATATATCGTAATCATCTTCAACTATTTCATAAGCAAGTGAATTATACAATTCCCCTCCACCATTTTTATTTTTAGTTAAATTAGTACGTGATTGTTGAATCACATATTTTGCATATCTATTAGCAGCTATTTCTAAATTAGTAAAGTCCATTAGCAGATAGTTATATCATTATGTATTAATACATCCATAGTACAAGACCAACCAGCTAACATATTTTCAAACCTATCATAAAAAGGCTCACAAGTTGGGTTGCCTTCAAGCTGGTATTTATCTATATACAGTTGTCCTTTTCTTAAAACTTGTATAAGTTTATTTAATACTGCTAATTGTGTGTTAAGTATATCTTGCTCGTTGTTGTTTCCAGTAAATCTATCAAGTGTTAATTCTTTGGATTGGTCTACAATATCTGCTGCAATTACTGTAATGTTAAATCTTAATACTTGTTCTTCATCAGTAACACTATTTATTAGTATATGTCCTAAAGGGAATATGTCTTGCTTGTTGAGGTTTACATCTGTAATATCTCCAATCGAAACAGTATTAATGTTTATATCTGAAAGTAGTTGTTGTTTAATAGTTTCAGTTAACTGGTAATATCCTCTTATTCCTTGATTGCTCATTTAAATTTATTTTTTATTTGTTTTGCTTCCATTTCGCTTTTATCTTTCATAAATGATAACATCATAAAACATTCGTGTACTCCTAATTTAGTGATATTTTTAAATCTTCTAATATCTCCTTGAGCAAGGGCAAAGATTGATTGATACCATCCCCATTTTCTCCCAAAATTTGCTGATGCGTTAAGTTCTGTTCCCCCTCCGTTTCCAAATAGTTCATCATAGTTTTGGACAAGTCTATCCCTAAATTGTAAAAAAAAAATATAGCACCGAATACTATGTCCAAAGGTATTTCATCTAATGGCTTTTCTGCATCTGCATCATATTCCTTTATAGTGTACTTGTCTTTTATCTTATCCTTTATTGGTCTGTATAGAACATTCATAGCTACGTGCATTTGCTCCCAATTTCCAATATAGGTATCTAAATCTACATATTCCCCTAATGATATATCTTCCAGCTTTGGTATAAACCCATATTCAATATCTCCTAATTTAAACGTTTCTGTTAACTGTGGTTTATCTTCAAATATTTTATTTAATATACCTATAATTTTATCTGTATCAGTCAGCTTCATTCTTCTAACTGCTTCTGCATCGATGTTACAGAATATCTCTATCATTTTATATCTTAAAAAAGCATCATCTGTATTTGTTTCTTGTATCTTTAAAAACTTCTGATACTGCTTTAATGTAATCTCTGATAATTTATTGGGTACTATTAATTCAATTTCCATATCTATATAACGTATTTATTTAAGTATTTTACTGTATGCAAGATAATAAAAAAAAAGAGAAACATTTCTGCTTCTCCTTTCCTACCATAAAAAAAACTAATTAAATTATCTCATACTTGCTTCGAAACAAGTTGTTGAACAATATTGTCTTTGATGTATCATACTTGTTCCACATTCTTGGCATTCATAATCGCCTTGTTCGTGTGGGTTTAAAAAATCATCCCAACTCATACCCCTAATATTACTGATGCTAATATTCTACCTAAAAAATAGATTATTGCAAAGATTATTAAATACTTTGTAAATTTCTTGAATTGTTTACCAGCCTTTGCTGATTTGCTTTGTTTTTTCATCTTATTATGTTTTTAATTTGTGAAATTTCTATTGTGCCATATTTTTTATGGACTTTGTTTAAATATATAACTGCATTATCTATATGCTTTTGGTTATTTGAAAACCTATATATTTTAAGTTGCTTTTTAATTTCTGTTAGTTCTGTTTTCATATAATTTGTTTTGTTGGTTAAATATATAAAAAATATACTAATCTATATAATCTTTTATTAGAATTAAATCTAAATAGTCTGCAACATAATTAATATGTTTCTGTGTTGTCATTGACCAGTAACCTAATTGGTATAATTCGTTACCCTCAATTCTTGCTACTTTGGTTGTGTAACTCCATACATCGTTACGGTCTATTCTTAAATTTTGTTTGTACTTTGGTAATGTTCTCATTCTGTTTTGTTTTTTAAGGTTAAATTAACTCTGCGTTTGTTCCAGTATTTAAAAATTTATTTGCTTTAGGTAAACAACCCTTTTCAATAAGTTCATCAAGTTGCTGCGGTGTAAACGTAAAACTTTTCATATGCCAATCGTGTTCTTTTGTAGTATAAACAATAATTTTATTACGGCTCCATTCTTTTAAATCTGTAATTTTTCCATATACTGAACCACCATTATCATAATGCCACCCACTTGCTGATAAATTTCTGCCTATTAAACTTTTGTAATTTTTTAAATTTTCCATTCTGTTATTTTTTATGATTAATATGGTGTAAATATAATATAAAAATATTTATCTAAACAATTATTAACATTTTTTTTAACAATTATTTTTTAATGTAGTGCATATTTACCAAAGTTTGGTCTGCTCAATATTGAATAGGCAGCATATCTACAGCTATCTATTGTATGGTCATTTTTTCCATCTGGAATATTTGTAAGTAAACCACCTTTATCCTCTTTCCATTTATAGTTTCTAAATTCTGATATGGCATTTGTTGAGGTATTTAATATATGTATCTTGTATCTCTTTAATAAATCAATACCAGCATTTACACTATCTTTACCTTTTATACTTGGGAATATGTTATGCCCCATTTTTCTTAACTCACTAATTAGTCTTGGTTCAGCACTATCTGCATAAATACTACCAGCTATTTGTTCATCTCTTAAAAATTGGTTAATATCATTAGTTGTCATTTGTGTTCTATATAAATGCTCTTTGATATACATATTATGATTTTCTATGTAAACAGAAACCAAAACTGTTGGGTCATTTGTGTAACCAAAGTCCATTCCATACGATATTAAATTTGCTTGTTCTGGTATTTTATTAACCTCAACATATTTAAATATGGTACTTCTACTGGCTGCCCTTTCCCCTAATCCATATATTTGCCAATACTGTTCATCGGTATCTCTTAATAGTTCTATTTCTTTCCGTATGCTATCTTCTATGAATGGATTATCTAAATAGGTAGTCTTAAAAAAATCACAATCACTTCTTGGAATTAATTTATCATATATCCAATGGTATTCATCTGATGGGTTAAAATCAAGTATTACCCTTTCTTGTGTTCTAAAGAGTAATTGTTGCATATCCTCAAAGTATAATTCATTCCCCTCATTAACAAATAGCAAATCTCTTTTACGCCCTCTAATCTTTTGTGGCATATCAAGTGAAATAAACTCTACAAGGTTTCCAAATAAATGATATTCTGAATTAGATTTGTTATGATATGTTTCTGAATATATATTATGTTCTTGTAATATAGACATAAAATCTCTCATTACAGTTGCTCGTAAACTTGGAAATGATTTACGACATATAGTAATTACCTTATTGGTATTATTGGTACAATACTTAAATATTATCCATAGTATGATATTATAAGTTTTACCACTTCTTGTTCCACCTTGTTCTACTATTATTTTTTTATCACTATTGGATAAATGCTTGTAAACCTTATTTGTCTGTATCTTCAGTTTTGTCAATTATCTCTATTTGAAAATTAGTAGGCATACCATCAGCACCAGTAATTTCTTGCCTTTCAATATATCCTCTTTTTTTACCTCTTGTTTTTAAATAAAACATTGTGCTACTTGGTACATTGTTTGATATTTGTTCGTGTAACTTACTTTCTGCAAAGTCTAATGCTACATTGTCAATATCCTCAACCTCACGTGCAAATGCTTCATCTTCTTTTAACCATTTATAGTAAGTGCTTCTTGGTATATTTGCTTTCTTACAAGCTACTGTAACCACTCCTAAACTCTTTTCAAGTGATTTTAAGAAACTTTCCTTTTTTATGTGTCTACTTTCGTTCATTTTTTTTCCCATATTATTTTTTATTTAATGATAATTCTGTTAATATAACACGCCAATTTTCTCCTATTATATGTTCTGCTTCTTTACCTAATAGACTATCTTTATGTATTTGTAACCAAAAATTTTCATTTACTGTACTTGCTTTTTGAAAAGCACTCTCAAAGAAATGTTGCACTACATAAGATTTTGTCATTATTTCATTTACTGATGGCAATGTATGTCCAAATAATTCTGTTTCATTATTTAATCTTGTTGGGTATTCTAAACTATAACATCCTCCTTTTCCTTTCCAAGCTGGTAATGGACAAAAACTAATTGGTTTATATACTTTACCTATTTCATCTTTTTGTATTATTTTCTTAATTGTCCATATAACATAATTCCAAGCATTTGAATTTGTTTTAGGTTTTTCAAGTAATGTGTGCATTATTTGATGTGATAAACTCTCAATATCTTTTCTGTTGTTTTTACTTACTTTTATTGGGAATGCTGCTAACGCTTTTCCATCCCAACTTTTATCTGATATATATATTGGTGGGTGTGCTTTACCCCATTTTGGTGCAAACCCTCCAGTCATTTTTGATGGCATAGTTGCATACCAGCCTTTGTCTGATGGTAACTCTCTTAATACAACTGCATCCATATCCAATACAACTCCTAAATTCTCTGATGCTGATTTTAATCTTACTGCATCTGCTATATGTGCAATGCTATGTCCATTTTTAAGGCATTTAAAAGCCACTTCTGATGGAAAATACATTGTAGCATCTTTTACTTCAATATGGCTTGGTATTTGTCCTTTATTAAATTTCTGATAACTATATAGTATTGTTTTATTATTTTTATGACTTGCTAACGTTAAATGATGAAAAGGAGAAACATTAATTTTTTTATTTCTCCAAGTATCATAATCTATTTCATTATTGTATTTACTCCAAAATAAATTTATCATTTCTTAATTTTTACTTTTTTCATTCCGTATTCATTTACTTTTTTTAAGCTATCCCAATCAAAAAATGGGTTTCGTATAAGTCCGTGCTTAAAATGTTTGTTCCAAGATACTATGTGATGTGGTCTACCAAATCGTATTTTGCTTTCTGCATACTGCGGCCAAACTTCTTCAAGGCTTCTTGTTTTTAACACCTTTTTTTCAAAAGCATTATCTTTATATAATTCATCTTGGTTACCACCTTTCATTTTTGCAACTGTACTTACTTTATCTACTGTAAAAGCAGAAAACAATACAGTACACATTTTATTGTGTAATGCTTGTAAACATAAATCTACATCTTCGTTATATTTTAATCTCCATCTAAAAGGAATACTGTTACTCATTAGCATAGCAGAATAAACGTGTGCATTTACCCTAAAGGTTATTATCACTTGACCCCTTAACAACAAATGAACTATAATTAAAACCACTAATTGCTATGTTAGTATATCTATCTGTAAAATCTTCTGCTACTTTAATTGCTATACCAGCACTACAAGGTATTTTTTTGCCTTTTACTATTCTCCTAAATTTATAGATATTATCATCAAACATCCAATGTCTTTTATGTCCATTTTTTATAGAATGTTCCCAGCCATAATTTCTTGATGGGTAACTCCCTAAACCTAAATTAGAAAATGGTAATTTTAAAACATATTTCTCTCCTACTGCTTCACAATACTGGTCATACTCTTGTGGTTCAACAAGCATTTTAAAATCTAATCCATCTTCTATAAAACATTTAGCAGTTATAGGGTTTTCATACCTACCTTTTGTTACTATATATATTGGATATTTATTCATACTTTTCATCATATGATTGTCTTTCTATAAAAGGGTAGTGTGTTGACCAAGTAAGTTTATTTTTAGAAGATATTTGCAATTCCTTTTTTTCTATAAATTCATTTCTGTCTTGTTCATTGTCAAAGGACACAACTAATTTTAATTGAGTATCTGATGCTTCAAACT